CGCCTCCTGCTTTACCCGAAGCGGCTGAAGAGACTGAAGACGATATGGCAAGAAGGATGCAACGACGTAAGGGGTTCAAGTCCACCATTCTGACAGGCGCTGTAGAGCCTGGAAAGAAGAGTCTGCTCGGATGACCCCCAAGGATATCATTCTGCTTCGAGACCGAGAAGTGGCTCGGACAAGCACCTGGAGATCGGTGTGGCAGAAGACAGCAGATTTGGTATTCCCCAGAGAGAATCAGATCGACACCCAGTCGTATGCCGGAAGTCAGAACTCGACGATTATATGGGACAACACCGCCCAGCAAGCATCCAAAGAGATGGCAGCGGGGATGTCTGTATCGATATTTCCCAGCGGCCAGAAAGCCTTTGCGTTAGGAACGACCGAACCCAGTGAACAAGAGACTCGCTACCTTGCGAGAGCGACGGAGATGGAGCATGAGGAAATGTTCGCCTCGAATCTCATGCTGGAACTCAACGAAGCTTTAAGGTCGTGGGGCGTGTTTGGGACGTGCAATCTGTTCACCGAATGGACTGTGAAGGATGGGCTGGTCTACAAAGACTATGATATTTCCTTGTACCAGATTCTTGAAAACGCTGATGGGGTTGTCGATACCATCCTTCTCACCCTGATCCTCTCTGCCAAACAAGCTGTGCAGAAGTTTGAGACCATTCCAGACCATATTCAGAAAGCAGCGGACAAAGAGGAAACCAGCGGGGATATGTTCGAGTTCATCCATTATGCTGGGCCGAGAACCCAACGAAACCGCTCTCTGTCAGACGGGCTGAACATGCCCTTCGAGGACATGTATATTGACGTAGAAGGGACGGCGTTGGTTCAAGAAGGGGGATACGAACACTTCCCCTATGCAGTGGCAAGGTATTCCAAACGGTCCACAGAAGTCTTTGGCAGGGGGCAGGGGACGGACAATATCCGAACGGTCGAAGTCCTTCAGCAGATGACGAAGGATATGCTGGAGTTGCAGAACAAGCTGAACAACCCGCCTTTGTTGGTTCACCAGTCGTTCGAGGGACGAGTGAATTTGTCTCCTGGTGCCCAAAACACTGTGATGGAGATGGATGCCATCAAGGCACTTCAGGCCCAAGCTATCGGAAGTCACATTGATACCGTCAAAGCGATTGAGATGGAGCAAGAAGTCATTCACAGAGCTTTTTACAAAGACATCTTCAATCCCTTGAGAGATATAACTGCTCGCATGACGGCCAAGGAAGTCGCCGAGCGCATGAGAGAGGGATATCGACTACTCGCGCCCCCTGTGGCGAGACTTCAACGAGAACTGCTTAGCCCTTTGATTATGCGGTCGTTCCTCTTGTTGGTGAGGAACGGAGTGATTCCTCCCATACCCGAGTCTTTGTTGGGCAGGCCGTTCAAGATCGAATACCAAGGGCCTTTAGCTTTGGCGCTGAAGAACCAACAGGCAAGCGCTTTCCAGGAGTTTGCCTTTATCGCTGGCGAAATGTCCGCCATATTCCCGGAGGCGGCAGATTGGGTGGGTCTCGATAAGGCCATGCCCGACCTTGCGAGAGCAAGGGGTGTCAAGGAAGACCACATCCCGACCCGAGAAGAAGTCGATGAGATACGAAGGATCAGGGCCGAACAGCAAGCAGCTATGCAAGCGTTAGAAGCCTCACAGCAAATTGCTGACGCTTATGGCAAGACGACAAGCGCGCCGGAAGAAGGAAGCGCGGCCGGGAAAGTGATGGAATCGGTTGCTTAAAAAGGAAGAATTGAAACTCATTCAGTCTTATGTGAACGTGTTTGATAATCCTTCCGGCGAGGCTGTATTGAAACATCTTGCTTTTCAGTGCTACGATAATGAAACGACCATGTGCGAGCCAAGCGATGCACTATTAACCGCCTGCTATGAAGGCAGACGATCCGTGCTGTTGGGAATCCGAAGAATGATAGCGAAAGGAACACAATGACTGAAACCCAAACAACTGAACCCGTAGAAACGGGAGACCCGGTTGCGGAACCGACTTCATTCGTTGAGGACAGTGGAACCTTCAAGGAAGGCTGGCAGGACGCTTACGTGCCCGAAGATTTCCGGGGGCGGTCGATCTTCAATAGTGTCACCAGCATCCAAGACGTGATGAAGAAGATGGGGAATCAGGAAATCGTCCTCTCCAAAGGCGGGAAGATGGTAACTCCGCTTTCCGAAGAGGCCACACAGACGGAAAAGGATGAGTTCTTCACAGCCCTGGGACGGCCTACGACCGCGGGGGAGTATGAGCTTACCTTCCCGCAAGAGCTTCAGGAGCATATCCGACCGGAACTCGTCGAAGCGAGCAAGGCGGTATTCCACGAAGCGGGGCTCAATCAGAAACAGGTTGATGTGCTACAGAAGTTCGAGGAGCAACGAATCACAGCCGGGTTGGAAGACATGGCCCGCACCGCCGAAGCGGAACAAGCAGCCGTCAAAGAAAGCCTGGAACAGAAGTGGGGCGTCGATGCCTACAACGAGCGGATGCACTTCGCCAAAAGGGCCATCGAGGAAAACACCACCCCGGAAAACAAGGACGCGCTTCTTCAGGCTATCGGAAACAACCAACACATCCTTGAGTTCGTGGCCGAGATTAGTAAGAAGTTCAAGGAAGCTGAACGCATTGATCCGGACGGAACGGTCAAATCAGTGATGACCAAAGATGAACACTTAATGAAGGCAAAAGAACTCATGGAGACGCCGGGCTACACAAAGGGAACCTTGCCCCCGGCACAGATGGAACGTCTCCAGAAAGAAATCAGAGAACACTACGCAGCAGCAGAAACCCCGGATACCAACTGACCGGGTTGACAGTCCAAAGGACTCGTTTATCAAACGTTAAATGAAGGTCGTCCTCCTCGGAGACACACGACTGCAAAGTGACGTTACTTTCCAGTAATCCGAGGAGAATGAAATGGCTTACACAGGCGACCAACTGTATGGGAAGCAGTTCGGCGACACGATTGAACTTGTCGCCCAACAGCGGACCTCACTATTCAGAAGCAAAGTGGACATCAAAACCGTCTCCAATGCGGAAGATGCCTACTTCCACCAGATTGCCGAATTGGACCTCCCCACGGCAAACAACGACCGGCATGGGGACACCCCTAGTCGAGAATCCCAACTCTTGCGGAGAATGGTTACGCCCTATCCGTGGGAAGACGGTTATCTTCTGGACGAACCCGACGTGGCGCGTATGGTCACGGACCCCCAGAGCGCCATCGTTCGCTCCTGTGCTTCTTCGTTTGGCAGGAAGATCGACGACCTGGTTATCACCGCCGCTTTTGCCGATGTCGTTACCGGCAAGGCCGGTGGAAGTTCGGTGGAGTTCAAGGACGAATCCATTGGACTCAACGGAACCACCGGGGGTATCAAGACGACCCTTGGCACCCTCGCTGTGGCATCAACCCCCACCACGATGGAACTCCTGAAGATCACCGCGATGTCGGAAATCTTCATGGATGCCAACGTCCCGGAAACGGACCACAAGTATTGGGTGATTACGCCCAAGGACCATCGGGCAATGCTGAACATCGAGAAGATTGCCAGTTCCGACTATGTGAACGGGCATCCTTTGGTGGCCGGTTCGGTCGGGCACTTCATGGGATTCGATTTCTTCGTGTCTACCCGTTTGCCTCTGGACGCAGCCACTTCAACCGCGCGTCGGACGTTTGCGTGGTCTGAAGGGGGTCTGGGTCTGGCTTTCATTCGGGATATGCAGACTCGTATCTCGGAGCGGGCCGACAAGAAATACTCGACCGGCATCTACAGCAACATGGACCTCGGCGCTGTCCGTATCGAAGGCGCAAAGGTCCATGAATGCCTGACAGTGAAGTAACACAAGGAGCAGAAAGATGAGTACGAAATTCACTTTGCCTAACAAGGTCATTGGCCCGGAAGCGAACGCTTCTGTGGTCGATTGGAGCCGTACAAGCTCCGGGGAGGAACTCGGCATCAGCGTTGCTGAGACCACCCAGCGGTTTGTCTACGGAACGAGATACGTCACCTGG